TGAATCTTCTAGAATCACGTTTGTCGGCTTACCTGGAAATGTTTGGCAAGTTCCCGCATACAACAAACACGGTAATCTTTGGATTGCTAAAGTTGCAGGATCTGTTAAAACTAGGGATGAAGCACAAGCGATTGTTGACGCTGAGGTCACTGCAAGTCAAACTGCATGGGATGCTTTATCTGATGAAGATAAAGAAAATAACCCAAGACCCGCTGATATAACATTAGAGGACTAAATTTAAATGGCTGAGTACAAAGGCACACACGGTACTAAAATACAGAACTATACTTCGGATCCCGCTAATCCGTTAACGGGAGAGGTGTGGTATAATTCTACATCTAATTCTTTAAAATATTTTTATATTAATCCAGGATCATGGGCAACAGGTGGTAATTTAAATAGTGCAAGATCGGCCGCATTAGCAGGCGCAGGTACTCAAACATCAGCTTTAGCTTTTGGTGGGAACCCTGGTGAAAGAGACACAGAAAAATATAATGGAACAAGTTGGACAGCAGTTAATAATATGAATTCTGGGAGAGGTGATTTAGCAGGATGCGGAGCATCTAATACAGCTGCTTTAGCTTTTGGTGGTAATTCTCCTACTGAAAATAACACAGAAACTTGGAACGGAACTAATTGGACAGCAGTTAATACTTTAAATGGTGGAAGAAAAAGATTAGCAGGTTGTGGAACTAACACAGCAGCTTTAGCTTTTGGTGGACAAGCTCCTACAGTAGCTGAAACAGAAACTTGGAATGGAACAAATTGGACTGAAGTTAATGATCTAGGAACTGCAAGATATGGTTTAGCAGGTTGTGGAACTAACACAGCTGCTTTAGCTTTTGGTGGAGAAGTAGATCCACCTATTTCAAATAAAACAGAATTATGGAATGGAACAAACTGGACAGAAGTCAACGATTTAAATACAGCAAGAGATCTTTTAGCAGGAGCTGGAACGCAAACATCAGCTTTAGCTTTTGGTGGAAAAACTTTTGCTGCAACAGGAGCAACAGAATCTTGGAATGGAACCAACTGGACTGAACTTGCTGATTTAGCTAATGGACGATTTTCTCTTGCTGGTTGTGGAACAGCTAATACGTCAGCTTTAGCATTTGGTGGAGATTTAGGACCAGGTAATACACCAGAAATGTTTGCAGGAACAGAAGCTTGGATTGCAGGTCCAGCAACAGCTACAATAGGTACAAGTTAATTATGACAACATACAAAGAAATTAGAGGCACGAATATTGAAGCAGTAGCTTCAGACCCATCAAATCCTGTTGAAGGACAAGTTTGGTATAACACAACAACTAATGTTGTGAAGGGATTAATAAATAATATAGGATCATGGGCAACAAGTGGTAATTTAAATACTGCAAGAGGAAATTTATCTTCATCAGGGATAACAAACACAGCAGCCTTAGCTTTTGGTGGTGCTGAAGGTCCTGCAACTGGAAAAAACGAAACAGAATTATATAATGGAACTAGTTGGACTGAAGTTAATAATTTAAATACGGCAAGATATTTATTAGGGGGAGCTGGTACACAAACTGCAGCTTTAGCGTTTGGTGGACAAATGTCACCTGGACCTCCAACTGGTTTACATGATGAAACAGAAACTTGGAACGGAACTAATTGGACTGAAGTTAATAATTTAAACACTGCAAGAGCTGGTTTAGCAGGAGCAGGGATAAACAATACAGCAGCTTTAGCTTTTGGTGGCGATGCTCCAGTACCACCTACTGCAACAGTAGCAGTAACAGAACTTTGGAATGGAACAAACTGGACTGAAACTACAGATTTAAATACTGCAAGAGAACAATTAACAGGAACAGGAACTTCAACATCCGCTTTAGCTTTTGGTGGAAAAGCATCTCCAGGAGCATTAACAGAAATTTGGAACGGATCTAATTGGACAGAAGTAAATGATCTAGGAACAGCAAGATATGCATTAGGGGGATCAGGTATAACAAACACAGCAGTCTTAGCTTTTGGAGGTAATAAACAAGGTGATGCTGGTAATGTGACATTTACAGAATCTTGGAATGGAACTAACTGGACAGAAATTGCAGATTTAAATGTTCAAAGATATCAATTAACAGGATGTGGCACATCAGCAAGTGCTTTAGCTTCTGGTGGAAGAGCAGGAAATACTGCATCCGCATCAACTGAAGAATTTGATTCAGGCCCAGCAACAGTTACTTTTGGCATTTCTTAAACCTTGCAATATCTTTTAAATACTTTATATATTCTTTAAACATAAAGGAGACAGAGATGAAAAAAGACGTTAAAGATTTAATTCAACAAGAAGAAACCCATTTAAATAATTTATTAGAACAAAACGACCTTACTGATTTTAAAGGTATGGTAGAAGAACTTAGAGACACCTGGACTAAGAAACAAGTATTTAGAACAGAGACTGAAGCAAGGTTTTCTGTACTACAAGATAATAGATACCCAACTAAAGCTGCAAAATACTGGCAGTGTGTTAGAGAACAATCATCATACTTAGATAACTTGATGACACTATCTTTTGATTACAGAAGAAACGAAGCAAAAATTAAATGGTTAGATGGTAAGATTGATAAAGAATTAGATGAATATAAAAAAACAAAATATCAAATAGATTTAGACGAAGCAAGATTTGGTAAAGCGTCTATGGAAAAAACTGCAAAACATAGAATGAGAGAAATTAAAATGTGGTCTGGATTAAAGAAAGAATTTAATGATGGATCCTTTAATGATAAAGATGTTAATGCACATCAACTAGAATCTTATGGTATGCAGTATCATGAAAAAGCTAAAACTTTAAATGCAAACTCTAGCGACACTGAGATATTTAATGTAATGGGACAACTACAATCATTACAAAGAATTAAAAAATCAGGTGAATTAGAAAACAATACAGAGAAGAAAGAACAATTAACTCAGCATGGGAAACCAAAATCGTAAGTTATTTTTTTTAGTAGCATTGCCTAGATCTGGTAATACTTTATTTGCAAGTATTATGAATCAAAATAAAGAGATAGCAGCTACTGCTAACTCTATAACATTAGAGATAATGAAAGATCTACATCTACTTAAAAAAACAGATGTGTTTGAAAACTATCCAGATCATAGATCATTAGATAACGTAATAGATAATGTATTTACTAACTACTATCAGCAATGGCCTCAACGTATAATCATTGACCGAGGTCCAGTAACAGCAACAGGGAATCCTGGTAACTTTGAATTGATGCAAAAACATTTTAAACCTGGTTTTAAATGTATAGTATTACTTAGAGATTTAATGGATGTATTTGCTAGCTACATGCAATGGTATACAGAAAATCTAGATGCCTTTCCTAATAGATATGGTCATAATACAGATGAAGAAAAATTAATGATGTTGATGAATAAAGATGGAGCAATTGCTAAATCCTTAAAAGCTATCCAAGATTCACACAACTATCCTGAAATATGTCATTATGTAAGGTATGATGATATGGTCACAAATCCCGAACAAGAGTTTAGAAAAATATATAAATTTTTAGATGAACCTTATTTTAATCATAAGTTTGATAATTTAAATCAAGTAGAAGTTAATGGTTTATCTTATAATGATAAAGTTGTTGGTAGTAATATGCATAAACTATTTGATGGACCTGTTAGAAAAGTGTATAACCCTTACATAGAAAGAATTCCAGAAAATATAAAAAAATTATATGGACACATTAAAATTTAAACCAATATACTTAGGTCAATGTATTATAAGATATCAAGTACCTTTAGATATATTTACAAGTATAAATCAAATCTACGAAAAAAATTATAATAGTCTCGCACCCGCTAATGGTCAGTTAGTAGGTAAGATAGAAAAAGAACATTCTTTATTTTATCACGGTAAAGATCAAACAAAGATGAAGAACCATAATTTTTTACCTAGAAATGTTACGGATTATTTTATGCAAGTGTTTAAACATTACTTAACTTTTAATAATATAAAAGATTATAATACTCATTTAAATTCTATATGGGTTAATGAAATGAAACAACACGAGTATAATCCAGCTCACGTTCATAGAGGAATGTTATACACAGGCTTATCAAGTGTGATGATTTTAAAACTACCTTCAACCTATGGTAAAGAATATTCAGCAGAACATATTCAACAGAATGGTAGACTCCAAATATTAGGTGCAGCTAATGGTCAGTTTGCTAAAATAGATTATCAACCACCAATGGATCTTAGAGATTTCTATGTGTTTCCATATGACATGAGACACTGCGTATATCCATTTAACGGAACAGATGAGACTAGACGAACTCTTGCTGCAAACTGTGATGTAGAGTTTGACCCAATTAAAAATAGAGGGGCTAACTAATGGACAAGAAATTTTTAGTTAGAGATGATCACATAGGTATATTTAAAGATTTTATGCCTAACGAATTGTTAGATAATTATTTAAATTATTTTCATAAATGTGAACAACATGGTGCAGTGTATTCTAGAAAAGAAAATGAAACGTTAGTATCAGACAATTCAATAGATACTATAAGGCAGACAACTAACGTTGCAATGACTTATACTAACAAACCTTTTGTAGATTTATTTTTTAAAGAAGTATATCCTTTGTATGTTCAAAAATATTCTTATTTAAAATCACTAGCTAAACATACTATCTTAGAAGTTAAGATACAAAAGACTAGAGTTGGCGAAGGTTATCATCATTGGCATTGTGAAAATGCAGAGATGAGAGCAAGAAATAGAATATTAGCTTTTATGATTTATTTAAATGATGTAACAGAAGGAGGAGAAACAGAATTTTTATATCAAAAATGTCGTTTTAAACCTGAGAAAAATACATTGTTAGTTTGGCCATCACAATTTACACATATTCATAGAGGCAATCCACCCTTGTCTAATGATAAATATATAATAACGGGTTGGATAGAATACGGATATTAATATGATAACAGAACCAAGATGGAAATCTTTTATAGTTGAGACAACAACACCTGTATTTACACCTGAACAGTGTAATAAAATTATTCAAGCTGGACGTGCAGAGCCTAGAAATGATGCACAAGTTGGAAATAATAAAGGCATTAAAGGTGGAGTAATAGATACTAAAACTAGAACCTCACATATCAGTTGGATACCTTTTTCTAAAATGACTGACATGTACAAAGACATTGAACGCATAATGAAAACTACCAATGGCAATCATTTTGGTTTTGATGGAATGGAAATAAATGAATTAGCACAATACACAGAATATCCAGAAGGAGGGTTTTATGATTGGCATGTTGATAACGATGTAAACATGCAGCATGAGCCACCTGTTAGAAAAATATCTATGACATTATTACTTTCACCTGAATCAGAATTTGAAGGTGGAGATTTAGAATTAATGAAAGAAGGTAAAATTGCAAAACTTAAACAAGGTCATGCAGTATTCTTTGCATCATTTATAAGACATAGAGTAACACCTGTTATACGTGGGCATAGAAATTCTTTAGTTATGT